CCTGTTCAAAAATAATCAGTTGTACACTTTCACGTATGACACTGACCTCCCAAACGACGTTAGTTTGGCCAACGTGTTTCGTCAACGTGTGTCTGAGTACACTGACTCTCATTTCACTTTTGTTAGGACTGCTGTTCAAAATAAACTTCAACGAGCATAGCTGGTTGCTATACACTCATGGCTTTGTCGTTGGGTTCAGCTTTGGCTTTAGCTGGTGGAAATATAGGCGCGAGTGCCGCGGGAAACCGTGGACTATTAGCCGCAACCAAAACCGCTAATGCTCAAAAGCACATGCAGCAAGAACAGTTTAATTTCATGCGTGAAATGCGAGACTACACATCCCAACAATACGCGGATCATGGCGTTCCCTTCATTCCCGGTTTAACTACTGGGGGTGGAGCAGCCGGCAGTCCATTACCAAAACACACACAAGTTCTTGGCAATAGGTCAGTCACAACATCCATACCTGGGCTTCGTCCTCAAGCTGGAGCTCCTACAAGCGGAGTTTCTGGTGCGATGGGCATGCCATTGTTGCGTTGAATGTTCTGTACAGTTGATGTGAGTTCTTCGATGGACCGTCTTCTGTATTGTTTTGTTGGAAAATAGCGATGTGGTTAACGCTGGGATTGAATGGATTTCTTCGTTGAATCAAGTTCGAACCCAATGTAGAGTTGAGACCTCTACTTCGAAGCTTTACCTTGTGCCACACCTTTATTCTGATGTGTTTGTGCGTTTTGTAACCTCTCGTCAACTCAGTGACAACCCATCACTGTGATATTTGACAACCCCGACTAGACGGATGTGATCCGGAACCCCCTAGGTGATCCTAGGTTGCACATGGGCCTTAAGCTTATGGGTGCAAAACTTTCCTATCTTTGTTTGTGTCGTCTTGTGACGTCGTTTGTGTACATCTTAATAGTCTCAGGATTTTTAGAATCCTACTGTGGAGTTAAAAGCCCAGTAAATCTATCCTCTTTCTGAACTTTGTGGGGATCGAGACGTTATGAAGCGGTCTTCGAGCCACTGGATCTTTTGGCCCTGTAGTTCGTTCGACTTTATGTATATTGTTTGTTTACGTGTATCTTTAATTTAGGTCTTTCTGTCCTTTTATTTAGAACTGTTTAACTTACGTGTCCATAACATTTACCTTTAAAACGTAGCTCAAGAATCGGATCAGCACTTCGTTGCGCTGTTGGTGAGTAGTGTTCACCTTTGCCGGCACTATTGTTAGCTTGTTTGGAAACTTGACTTCGTGCTTCAGTGCTGTCGTCTCGTGATCCCGTTTTCATATTCACTTGATTGTCAGGTGTGAGTTCTTCGATGGACCGCTTGTCATCTTGTGTCTTAATACCTTCGTTAGAGATTACCCCGAAGTGTAAAGCTTTGATCGAATGTGAGTTCTTCGATGGACCGTTCTTTCATTGTATATCGCCTAGGCATTCTCTTTGTCGGTTACCTCACCTGTGTGTTCCTGAGTCATATCGGTTCGTACAACGTGTGTAAGTGCTTCGTGCCGCAATCCGGTCACCGTAATGCGTTGTCCCCCGCTGGTATGTCTGCACACCTTTAGAAACACCTTGCTCGCCTTAGTTGGTACTAGCCGTTGCATCCTGCCGATGTCGCCTGGAGTTGGTCCTTCTTTGGTTCGTGTTTC